TAGCTACCGACCGTGATTTTAAAAACCAAAACGGGGAAAAAGAAACAGATTTTATTAATTGTGTAATGTGGCGTAAACCGGCGGAAAATCTAGCGAATTACACTAAGAAAGGTTCGTTAATCGGGATTGAGGGACGTATTCAGACAAGAAACTACGATAACCAACAAGGACAACGCGTTTATGTTACCGAGGTATTAGCGGAAAGATTCCATTTCCTAGAAAGCGCAAAAAAGGACGATAACGGCGTTTTAAGCAACGAGGGTACAAACGCCCTAAGAGTTAATAAAAATCAAAATTCGAGCGGAAATTTTGCAAATTCCGACCCTTTTACGGGTAGCGGGGATGTTATCGATGTTTTGGATTCTGATTTGCCATTTTAATTAAAAAATGTGTAAATGTGGAATTAAAGAAAAAGAGGTAAAGAATGGCAAAAGCAAAGACGGAAATAATTATAGACGAGGTAGGTTATCCGGTAATTAAAGAGCTAGAGTTTAATTACGTAATCCAATACGGAAACGACAAGCGGTTATTTAACAAGCGTAAAAAACGGCTGGTAGGTTCCGGCTACAATGACAAGAAACAGAAAAAGAACGCGACGGTAAGAACGGCACGGGGGCGGAATGGAGATTACGACCAAGTAGAGCATTTTAAACTTATACCGCGCTTTAACAAGATACGCGAAAAAAACGATAGGTATACATTACATGAGCTTGCTAGAAATATCGGAACAAGCGAGATGACGTTAAGCAATTTTAAAAACGGAAAACGTGTTAACGGAACAACATTAAAAGTAATTCGGGAGTGGATATTAGAAAATGAGTAACTATTTAATCAAGATTGGAAATTTATATTACGCGGGTACGCATGACTTTACAACGGAACAAGGCTATTTAGATAGACAGCATCCGCGCGTGTTAATCAAATTAAACAAATTCGACTTTAACGCGACTCAATTCGCAAGTGAGAAATACGCTAGAGAGGTAGCGGACAAACTAAAATTTAAATGTACGGTAGTTAAGAGCGCGGAACAAGAAGAACAAAAACCGAGCGTTGAATACTTAAAGAGCCCCGCGGTTGTAGCGGACGCATTACAAGCAATTATAGACGAGTTCGGCGAACGTAAAGCCCGCGAGTTGTTAATGGTTTCTAGCTATACGTTTGACAAGATTTTAAACGGACAAGCGGACGACGTGTGGTTTAGATTGATTATTAACACACTAAAAACAATGATAAACCTAGGACACCGCGAGTTACAAATGTACGCCAATCATAGAAAAGACCTTGAATATAAACTAAAGGGGTAATCGTATGGAAATAATGACTAAGGTTATATGCCCCTACTGTAACGAGTGGTTAGACATTGAAAAGTTTTTAACACTAGACGACTTGAAAAACGAATATACGTATAAAGAGTGTTATGTATGCAATAAACATTTCGCGCTAAGATTAAAAACCGCTGTCCACGCTAAACCGTCGAAAATCGAAAAAGAGATAGAGGAAACGTTACGGGACATTAAATTTTTACGTGAAATGAGAAAACTACACCCGGAAACGATATTTATAACAAAACCGCGCGAGTCGGAATTAGAAAAGCTGTATAAATTGCAAAAGGAGAATAAAAAATGAACGGAAAGATTGAAGGATTAGAAAACGCAAATCAATACTACCTCAATATGTATGGCGAGATTGGAGCGGTTGTTGATTGGTGTGTTACCACGGGAATAATAAATGAAATGTGGTCTCAAGGAAATGTTTTTAACTCAAAAAAAGAAGTGGTAGAAGAAAAAGCGAGACGATTTTTAAAACAAGAAATTAAAGAGTTTAGAAACCAATGCAACGGGTATTGGCAACCAGATTTTGAGGGTAGTAAGGTAAATTATTGTATCGTTTTACGTAAAAACGAGTTATTTTCTTTAGCAACAACTACCATTGATTATTTTCCAGAATTTGGTTATTTTAGAAATCTTAAAGATTGCGAACGATCAAAAGAAATTTTTGGTGCTAGAATTTTAGAGTTATATGCGGACTAGTGGTGCAGTATGAGATTAAAAGTAAGTGAAAAAGGCAATCGAATTTGGATTGAGGTCGAGAACGTATGCGAGGCTTACGGTTGGAACGACTCAAAGACTTGGTTATATTGAATGGTTTGATATAATCAAAGACCAATTTGGACAAACGACACTAACTAAAAGGAGTACCATGGTTTATGAGTTAATCAAAAGTGTAATTCATAAAATCGAGAAAGAACGTGCTAGAAAAGAATTAGAACTCAATAACAAACAAAAAGAGGTGTTTCAACGATGGAAAAATGTTTAAGGGTATTGGTAATCGGATTTTGTTTGAGTATGACTTTAGCAATCGTTAAATTTCTAGGAGTAGAGCTTACATGGCAGTTTGTATTAGCGCCTTTCTTAATACCATTATCAATTTCTTTAGTGTTGATTATCAATTTTCTTGTTATAGACGGCATAGACGATATAAAACGTGAAATGGAGAAAAAAAGAAAATGAGTAAGTTAAGAAATTACATCGAACTTCAAAACGAGTACAAGGATTTAGAAGAAAAATTAAAACGTGCGCAAGAAGAGTTTGAAAAAACAATACCGCTTAAAAAGTGCAAGGAGCGTTATTATTATATTGATGACAGGGATAGAATTTTGGACACTGAATGGTTTTGTTCGGTGGTAGATGTAAAAAGATACAATTGCGGTAACGTGTTTAAAGAGATGAAGCAAGCTGAAAACGAACTGCTAAAGAGAAATCTCATCGCAAATATCGAGCATTTTAGAAAAGAATGTTACGGAAACTGGCAACCTGATTGGAACAATCTTGAAGAGCATAAATATTCTATTATCAACGACGGCAATTATTTCTGTACTCACAAAACTGAGATTGATACTTTCAACATGTTTGGATATTTCAAGTATGAGGAAGAATGTAGAAAAGCAATTGAGTTGTTTGGTGATGATTTAGAAACGTGGTTATTAAATGGAAAAAGATAAATATGACTTAAACGACCCAATCGGATATTGGCGATGTAAGGTCGAAAAAGAAAAATCAGATTTAAAAAGTGCAAAAAGAAATTTGAAACAAAGAAAAAGAGGTAAAACAATGAAATTCTTAAAACTAACAGACGCATACCAAGAAACAAGAACATACGCTGTTAGATAGTTATTCACAAAGCTGCAAAACACTATAAACCAAATCAAGTAAGGAAATGCAAAGGGGAATACATGGATAAAGCGGAACTAGCATATTTTGAAAAGTTATTTAAAGATTATCACACGTATGATAAGAAAATACTACTAAGAAAAGCGGAACTTACTTACCGCGAAATAGACGAAAATGTAGGAGGCGGTAAGAGCAATATACGGGCGAAAACAGTCGAAAACATGGTTATTAAACAACTATCAGACGAACGTCTCGTTTTTCTCAAAAACGTAAAGGAAGCTATCGAGTACACGTTAGACGTGATTGAAATGATAAACCCGCAATTTAAAACGCTAATCGTTGAAAAGTACTTCAAAAACGGCGGTATCGAAACGTGGGAAGACGTGGCGAAACGCGTGGGTTGGTCAACAAGTCAAGCGTACAATATCAGATATAAGACGCTAGAAATTTTTGCCAACAAACTAGGACTAGCGAATACGCTTTAAACTTTAGAAAAAATGAGGTAGTTTTCCACTAGCTTTTACGATATATTGGTATTGTGAAAGTTTAGCGGAAAGCTATTTCTTTTTACACTCTTTTTCTAAGGCGGGGAAACCTGACGCCCCGTTTTTACGCTCGGTAGTGTAACGTAACACGCGCGCTTATTTATAAAACCTGTATCATAATGTCAGCTCCTTTAAAAGTTTGTATCTTCTACTGTTATGTATTTCAGCGCGAAACGTCGGTTCAAGCCCGACACGAGTGATAGCCAATTAAATGGCGAAAATTCCAACGAACTGTTATTCATGTTGGAACTCCTAACATTCTTTTCCCTCTCGTCGCCTATCACGGGAGGGTTTTAATTAAATTTAATACATATTTCCCGGTCGTGGGTTCCCTATCCGGAAAGGGCACACGGAACACAAAAAGCAAAAGTTAACGCGTTTAGTTAACTACAGCCAACTTAAACGGGTTAGAGGCGATAAAGACTGTACAGCTTACTACACCGCTGGTAGGGCAACGTTACGTTCACGGGTTGTTTGATAAGGTCGGGTAAAGGCGCATAACTAGCGACCTAAAACCTAGTTAAACGACTCTAGTAATGGTTGTTGAGGTTCGACTCCTCATGTAGTAATATCCGTAAAGGAGAAACCATAAAATACAATTTAAGGCTTACTACTACTAGCCTATTGATACACACACTAAGAGCCTAGCGCTCATACTAAGACGTCTAATTAAAGGCGTCTTTTTTATTGTTTATAAAAAGAGAAAAAGAAAAGAGGTAAAAGGAAATGCAAACAGATATTAGAAAACGTATCGAGTACGCGTTAATCAAGCGACTAGGTGTTAAAGGGTGTAAAAACGTCGAGATAGATAAAATAGACAGCTTACACGAAAGACGCTATATGGTACCAGTCGGGGACAGAGTGGACTATATGACGTTCGATAGAAAAGGTGAAATAAGTTGTTACGTGATCATAACAGACAAAGAAGAACTATTTTACAACAAACACTACCCGTTACACGGACATAGAAATTTTTTTGTAATGCCGGAAGAATTATTTAACGAGGTAAATAGTAAGAGAGATTTTTTAGAAATGGTTGGCAAAGACACCGGAGTAATGACGTTAAACGACAAAGACGAATTATTAAGAGGGTTCGCGTGTAGCCGTGTAGGGTTAGCACCATGGAAAGCGACGTTATTATTAGAGTCGTTTGCAAGGGCTACGGCTAGAGAAACAGCGAAACTATATGAATTAGAATACAAGAACGAAACAACCTAGAGAGGGGTGTTTTTATATATCTATTAGGAGGTGGTTCAGTGAGTGAGTAAGTTAACAACAAAACAAGAAATATTTGTCCAACAACTAGTCGCTGGACAATCTCAAAGGCAAGCATACAGGCAAGCTTATAATGCCGAAAAAATGACAGATAAGACTGTTGATGAAAAAGCAAGTAAACTCTTTAAGGACGGCAAGGTTAGGGCAAGGTATCGTGCGCTATTAAAACAATTCTCAAATATGGCACTGTGGTCTAGGGAGCAAGCGTTCAATGAATATGAGTGGCTCAAGAACAAAGCTAAAGCGAGTATAGAGAGTGAAGGAGTAAGACAAGCTAATTCCAATGCTTTTCTTGCATCGCTAGAAGGTATGAACAATATGTCCTTTAATGATTTAGAGCTAGCAGATAAGAAACTGAAACTTGAAATCGAGAAACTCCAATCACAAATTGAAGGAGATAGCGAACAAGATGACAAACTGATAGATTTCGCTAAAGCTTTAAGAGGTGCATTTGATGACGAATAAGTTCACCCCTAAACAAGAGCAAGTACTTAAGCGAGTATTGAATGATGATTTCTTTATTTGTGGCCTGCATGGTGCAAAACGTTCAGGTAAGACTGTTCTAAATAACATAGTTTTTATGAATGAGATTGCACGAGTGAGAGAGACAGCAGATAGATTAAACATTGATGAACCGATGTACATCTTAGCTGGAACGTCTTCAACGTCGATACAAAATAACATCATTCAGGAACTATACAACATGTTTGATATTGAACCGAAGTACGATAAACACGGAGCATTTACTCTTTGTGGAGTTAAGGTGATCCAAGTATACACTGGTTCAATCTCTGGCTTAAAACGAGCTAGAGGGTTCACTGCATTTGGAGCTTACATAAACGAGGCATCTCTTGCTAATGAACAGGTATTCAAGGAAATCATCTCGCGTTGTTCTGGAGAAGGAGCGCGGATTGTTTGGGATAGTAACCCCGACATTCCAACACACTGGCTCAGACGGGATTATATTAATTCTGGTGACGATATGATTATAGACTTTCATTTCAAGCTAGATGATAACACGTTCATGTCTGAAAGATATCGAAATAATATCAAGAATGCTACTCCAGAAGGCGTGTTTTACGATAGAGACATTCTAGGTATGTGGGTAACTGGTGAGGGCGTTGTTTATCGTGATTTCAGTGAAGATATGTTTGTGGATAGCATTCCAAAAAATATCACTAAGATATACGCTGGCGTTGACTGGGGTTATGATCACTATGGCTCTATCGTCGTTATAGGAGAAACTCCAGACGGCGACGTTTATCTGTTAGAAGAACATGCCCACCAGTACAAAGAGATAGACTTTTGGGTTGATGTTGCTAAGAATATCAAGGAACGATACGGAGATATTACTTTCTGGGCAGATAGCGCAAGGCCTGAACACGTTGCTAGATTTCAAAGAGAGAGATTAAGAACATTTAACGCCAATAAATCGGTTTTATCTGGTATTGAAGAAGTCGCTAAGCTGATGAAAGCTGGGCGTTTTTTTGTTGTTTCAAACAAGGTCAGCAAGTTCAAAGATGAAATTTACCAGTACATCTGGAATGAAAAGACAGGCGAACCAGTAAAAGAGAATGATGACGTGCTAGACGCGGTGCGGTATGCGATTTACTCACAGCATTCTGGTACTGGAAGTAAAATCAAAATGTTTAAAGGAGGATTTTAAAAATTGGCAAAAGTTTTTGTTAACAAACGAAAAGTTATTACAACAACAAGTGATGTGGTAACTGAAGAAGTAGTTACTGAAGCGATTAGGCTTCACATGAGTAAGCTAGTTAAGAATTATGTTGAGAGCGAGGATATGTACCTCTCACAACATGAAGTCTTAAAAATGCCTAAAAAAGAAAGTTGGAAACCTGACAATCGCTTGGTGTTTAACTACGCTAAGTACATTGTCGATACGTTCACAGGCTATCAAATTGGTGTGCCAGTTAAGATTAAACATGACGATGAAACTGTAAACGAGTTTGTCTCAAGTTTCCGTAAAATCAACGACATGGAAGACTCGGAGTTCGAGCTTGCAAAAATGTCTAGCGTGTTTGGTCATGCGTTTATCTATGTTTATCAAGACGAGTTCAAGCAAACAAGAGCGACGTATAACAGCCCTATCAATATGTTCATCGTTCATGATAACAGTATTGAAGAGCGTCCATTGTTCGCAGTTAGATATACGTTCAATGAGAACAACCTCGAAGGCGTCGGGCAAGTTATCACGAATGATGAAGTGATTGACGCTACATTTACAACTGGTGGGGCGGTAAGGTTCGGTGAACGGACTCACAACATTTACA